CACAGTGGACGTTCCCTAGCGGAGCGAGACTTTGGTTTACGTATTTGGACAGAGAAGATGATGCTTTGCGCTATCAGGGACAAGCTTTTACATGGATCGGGTTCGACGAACTCACTCAACACCCTACTCCATTCTCTTGGGACTACATGCGTTCTCGTTTGCGTACTACAGACCCTAAGCTACCCCTTTGTATGCGAGCTACCACGAACCCGGGAGGTCCTGGCCACGGATGGGTCAAACAAATGTTTATTGACCCTTCACCAGCCAACAAAGCGTTCGTTCCTCGTGATTTAGAATCAAACGAAGAGTTGCGGTTTCCTCCAAACCATTCTAGGGCGGGGGAACCTTTGTTTTACCGTCGATTCATACCGGCAACGCTAAAAGATAACCCGTACTTGTTTCAAGACGGGATGTACGAAGCAAACTTGCTTTCTATGCCTGAACAACAGCGTAGACAGTTGTTAGAAGGTGATTGGACAATTGCTGATGGGGCTGCATTCCCAGAATTTAAGATTTCTGTGCATACCTGTGAGCCTTTTGATATTCCACATACTTGGACTAGGTTTAGGTCTTGTGATTTTGGTTACAGTTCGTTTTCAGCAGTGCATTGGTTTGCAATAGATCCTGCTTTTGAGACTCTGTACGTCTATAGGGAATTGTACGTATCTAAGCATACGGCAAGAGAACTTGCAACAAAAATTTTAGAGCTAGAGTCTGGCGAAGATATTCGGTACGGAGTATTGGATAGTTCTACGTGGCACAGCCGTGGTCACACCGGTCCATCTATTGCAGAAGAAATGATTGCCGAAGGATGCCGCTGGAGACCATCAGATCGTACTGGAGGTTCTCGTGTTGCAGGAAAAAACAGATTGCACGAGTTGTTAAAATTCAACGAAGAGATAGAACAACCTCAAATTATATTTTTTAACACATGCAGACAAATCATTGCGGATATGCAAGTGATACCGACTGACCCTAAAGGGACAGACGACATTGACCCACGGTACGCATCAGATCACGCATACGATTCTATCCGTTATGGAATCATGTCACGCCCCAAATCAAAAAGTTTGTTTGACTTTGGAAATGATTTCAATAAAACAGGATGGAAACCAATGGACCCCGTATTTGGGTATTAATAGGTGTATAAATGGCTATAGTAGATAAACCTGAGTTTGACGAAGAAGTAGTTGCTCTTGAAGATTCTGAGAGTGAGCAGGAAGATGTTCAGTACTCAGGTTTTGTAGATATCGTTAGAGACAAGTACCAACGGTCTAAGGACCGTCGCTTAACTGACGAGCAACGGTGGTTAGTTTCCTATAAAAACTACAGAGGCGTGTACGACGATACCACTCAGTTTACAGATACTGAACGCTCACAAATTTTCATTAAGATCACCAAAACAAAAGTACTTGCCGCCTACAGCCAAGTAACTGATGTATTGTTTGCGGGTAACAAGTTTCCTATCGGCATTGAAAATACCCCAATCCCCGAAGGCATTCAGGACAGTGTTCATATTGATGTTGCTGTTCCAGAGCCACTGCAGTCAATCTACGAAGAGTTAAATGTAGGGTATACAGGCGACGGACGAGATGTACCTAAAGGTGCTGTCTCTGCTCGTGACCTTGGTCCAATCCAAGAACAAGTTAAAGGCGCAGAAGATAAAATCAAGAGTGGTCCGGGAAACACCATGACTTCTGCTCTTTACGAGCCAGCCAAAGAAGCCGCTAGGCGTATGGAGAAAAAGATCCACGATCAGATTGCAGAGTCTGATGGTAACAAGCACCTACGGTTTGTCGCATTTGAGCAATGCTTGTTTGGAACAGGTATTATCAAAGGACCATTTGCTACTGACGTAGAGTACCCTCGTTGGAATTCTAACGGCGAGTACACTCCAGAGATTAAAACTCGCCCCCGCCTAGAAGCAGTATCCATTTGGAACTTCTATCCTGACGCTGATGCGTACAACATGGATGAGGCTGAGTACGCTGTGTACCGGCACAGAATGTCTCGCTCCCAAATGCGGGAACTCAAAACTCGTCCGTTCTTCCGTGATGAAGCAGTAGAACGTTCTATTCAAGCTGGACCCAACTACGTCAAAGAGTACTGGGAAGATGTCATTGACGACAGTAACTACACTAACGAAGTTAACCGTTGGGAAGTACTAGAGTACTGGGGCTTTATTGATGCAGATGCCGCCCAAGAAGCTGGCTTAGATATTCCTAAAGAACTTAAAAAACAAGATCAGATTCAGATTAATGCGTGGGTTTGCGGAGGTAATATTCTTCGTCTCGTGCTTAATCCATTCAAACCAACTCGTATTCCGTTCTACGCAGTGCCATTTGAGCTAAATCCATATAGCTTCTTCGGCATTGGTGTAGCAGAGAACATGGAAGATACCCAACAGCTAATGAACGGATTCATGCGTATGGCTGTAGACAACGCTGTGTTGTCGGGCAACCTGATCTTTGAGGTGGACGAGACAAACTTAGTTCCCGGTCAGGATCTGTCCGTGTACCCAGGAAAAGTGTTCCGTCGTCAGGGTGGAGCACCCGGTCAGGCATTGTTCTCAACTAAGTTCCAAAACGTATCCAACGAGAACATGATGCTGTTTGACAAGTCACGTCAGCTAGCGGATGAAGCAACAGGAATCCCATCATTCTCTCACGGACAGACTGGCGTTATGGGCGTAGGGCGTACCGCTTCTGGTATGTCTATGTTGATGGGTGCCGCCGCACAGAACATTAAGACTGTCGTTAAAAACATTGATGACTATCTGCTGTCACCGCTAGGTCAAGCAATGTTTGCTTTTAATATGCAGTTTGATTTTGATCCAGAGGCTAATGGTGATCTTGCAGTCATTGCTCGTGGTACAGAATCTTTGATGCGCAATGAAATTCGTTCGCAGAAGCTAATGCAAGTTATGCAGTTGGGTACTAACCCAGCGATGGCTCCGATGATTAAGTTTGACTATATCCTCCGTGAGATAGCCGCATCCTTAGACTTAGACGAAGATAAGATCGTCAACGATCCTCGTGAGGCTGCTATCCAAGCTGCACTAATGGCACAGTACCAACAAAATGCCCCTCAGACCGCACAGGGAGGCCCACAAGCGCCTCAACAGGGACAGGAAGGGTCACCTACGCCAGATAACCAAGCAGGGGTAGGAGCGGGCGCTATGGGGCCAGGAAACGCACCTGAACCGGGTGCTGAAGGATTTAGTCGCCCAGATGCGGCTGGACCGGAGGCTCTGCAGTAATGCAAATTGAAACTGCTCGCAAGTTATTAGCCTTAGTTAACGGTAAGCAGAACATGGAACGGTTAGAGACATACGTCGGTGACCGCTTGAATTATCTGCACACACAATTAGAACAATGTCCTACAGAAGCAGAAATGTATTCACTGCAGGGGCAGATACGGGAAATACGTCGATTGTTAACGCTGAAGGATGAGGCTATCCAGAAAGCGGGAGAAGGTAAGCATTAATGGCAGAAGAGCAGAAAGACGGTTTGATGTCAGAGGAAGTGGGTAAGTCTGTAACGGCTATTCCATTAGATATTGATCCAGAACGGTATAAAGCAATGGAGCTTAGGCTTCAGGAAGTTATACCTGAAGGGGCTTATGAGCTCTACATGAAGAGTGATTCTGATATTAGCGAAGAGTACGCTGATGTAAGAGAAGAAGACCCTGAAGCCTTTGATGCTGTACTTCGTGTTAATACTGACGTGAATCGTCAAGCAATGGACCGATCTCAGTTCTCTGTTGACGAGGCTGTAGCCGATTCACCAATACCAGAAATTGATACGTACTTAATGGAGAACTCTGTCTATCTCAACACAATTCCTCCTGGATTTGAGAGAAAAAAAGATTTAAACGCACGGGCAACTGCTCATGTTATACCTGAATCTCCTACTGTGGATCGCACCCAAAGAGGGCAACTTCCGGGGCTGTCAGAAAATGTTGAACAGCAAGATAGCGTTCGTTTACACGAAACTGTCCACGCTTCTGGTGTTATGGGAGAGTACGATTCTTTAACTACTAAATTGCTAGCAGAAACGGTAGGTGATGAATCCTCTGCGGAAGCGGCTACTACTGGACTTGATTTATACCGAGCCATCTCTAGAGATGATCCGATTGCCGCAAGAGAATCTATTAATTATCTGCTAAAGCAAAAAGTAAATCTATACCTTTATCGTGATGAATTGATTGATAACATGATGCGAGCCATTGATGTCCTAGAAGAGACCTCCGATGGTGGTATTGAGTTGAGTCCAGAGCGTAAAATTGAAATACGCAAAGACATTGAAAAAGAATTTAAGAATATTCCACGCATATTAGAAAACATGCGACTAGAACGTGCAGGAGAGAAAGAACCACCTAAAATGGACGAGGGTGGACTAATGGCTGACCCACTTGTCCTTTCAGAGACTGCCGAAGAAGAAGCCGCACCTAAGATGGGCATTGGTGAATACATTGAAGGTGCTATAGACATAGTCACTGACTTCTCCCCCGCAGGTACTGCACAGTCTATGATTGATGCAGCAGAAGAAGCATACAAACTTGCCTCTGGTGCCGAAGACGCTAGCTTCATGGATTTCGGTATTGCGGCTATCGGAGCACTTCCAGGCGGAAAGACTGCAACTAAAGTTGTGGATAACGCCTCAAAGATTGCAGACGAGATTGCAGAAGCATCTTTAGAAATTTCAAAACTAGATAACTACGTTCCTAAAAAAACAGTTAAAGCATACAAGCTATTCACCAAAGGCGAAGAC